CGTCAAACTCCCCACAGGGTTGGTTAGCAGGTGACGCCACTCTAAACTGGTCGGTCAGTAACACACGTCATGACTCATTTAACGTCTGAGTTGGACGGCGAATACACTTAGAAGTCTGGAATCCAGCCCTCCATCTTGGGCCAGAACTCACTGGGATAATCTAAGTCCCTATCGAGTCTATCTCGAGTTACCACGTACCTGTCATAATAATCATAGAGGACAGGAGGGAATTCGAGGCTCAGAATCGGGCCCCCTAGGGGTTTAAGTGCCGTGAGGGAACTCAAATGGAGTTCAACCTGTACCTGCTGCTCCGGCGAAATCCCGAACATCCTTTCGCATAAATGTCGGGTATTGAACGGAACTTTGCGCAGCGGGAGTTTTGAGTTGGCCTTGAAGAACGCAACAGCATCTAGGTACATGGTCCGCTCCCACACACCTAGCGATCTGTCCCTCTTCAAGAAGGAACGAACGTCCACTCCGGACGTCATTCTAAGGCCATAAAGAGCTAGCTCCTGAATTATCGGCGCCCCTGAATACTGATGGAGGTACGACAGGGATTTGCACCTGAGCAATGCTCTGAGTTTGTTGGTGCTGTATCTTGTGTAGGCGGATCGGGCCCAACCAAAGGTTGAAAGAACCTTCAGTGGATCTGTGATATTGACCAGATCATCGGGGTCAAAAATCATCCCACAAAATGACATTTCTTCGAAATTATCACTTACTCCGCATTTAATAGTAAAACCAAGCTTTGCAAAGTCTTCTGCGGTTGGGCATCTTTCCATGAAGGAGGTGTTAGAATCATCACCTTCAACAACTGGATTGACTACCTCACCTATCTCACTAAAGAGAAACAGAATGAGCATTAAATTGGTAAAGCCATTTCCGAGTGATGTGTTCATCTCCCCGGACATTCGACGCCCCTTGACGTCTATGGTAAAATACTTCAAAATGCAGTGATTCGTACCGGCTAGCACCTCGCGACAGAGACGCATGAATTCTGCGCCTCCTGGCAAGTGCTGGACCATGTACTCGTACATAACGAATTCAATCGCCTCCATTATTTCAGGCGTGAAGTGTGATTCGAAGGAAGTAAAATCGCCCCAAAAATATTTAGCACCAAGTCTGTATAACATATTTCTAATATATTCGGGGCGTTGGCCAATCGGCACTTTCTTGATGAATGCAGGATGTTTGAAAACCTGCTCCTCAATCAGCCGAAAAATTGGCCCAACTGCGCACTTGAACTTATCTGTTCGCGAATTGATTATGCGAGCATGTTTATACTCTGGGTAAGTTTCATCCTTAACAAAACTCTTAACAACATAATCCCCTGGAACCAGGGTTTCCGAATCTGCTCTCCAATTTGACAATAATTCCTCAAATCGGCCGTCGGGATAATTCGTTTTCTCACCCCACGCTTCAACGGAAGTGTCGCAATCCGGTGAAAGTGGTACCAAATTCTTCTCACACCACTCTCTAACGAAAGCGGTGAGTCTACTCAATTGTCTCTTATCTGGCTTCGGCGGCGTAAGTATGAAACGCTTGCGTGCACCTGCTTCTACAGTGTGAGGGTCACCAGTGTCAGGATGTGGTTGTGCCACACCAGCAACATGGCAACCAAGTGAAACTTGCATTGCAGGTCTATGCGTCAGATCATACTTGGCCGGCGTCCGCTTAATCTTGATATGAGGGTCTATTGGGACGATCTTCGGCAGTACGACCTCACCTGCCCTGTACCCATAAGCATACAGGTTCAGTTGAGGCCCGCTCCGTCACAAGCGGGAGTTCATAGGTGGGTCGTTGGTGTGGGGGAGTGGATCCATAATCTCAAACACACGCGCATTGTGCTTGGTAATCGCTATGGCTAAATAGACCGTATTAATTGTAATGCGGCTATAAATGTTCTCAAAGCGACTCAAGTTGACTGTGTGACAGCGTGAGATACTGGACAAAAATTCCGTCTCGAGCTCAGATGCTGATAGGCGTGGGTTCTGTTTCTTCCCCGTCAGTAGCTGTGAGACAAGTTCAAGTGAGACGTAAACGTCTTGCGAATTCTCCTCCTCAATGATTGTGTGGTGGACTTCATCACATTGACAATCAGTTAATTCAAATCGCGGATCGGCACACGCACAAGGCGCAGCTGGTCGAGTGTCTTCATCCAACGAAAAATCGCAAAATTGTCGGAAAGTCCTCAAGGCCACGGCCGCGAAGTGATGTCGTCCTTCATAACGTGGATGAAGAACAATGGAGGAGGGGCTGACACGGACTAGGCGAATCAACGGGTCAGTGTGTTTGATGTCTGCCAATGATGAAGCATCGGCACGAGCATCAACTAAGGGTCTCGGAATTGGAGCTCCCGGAAGGAAAGTGTAGCGTTTGGCTCGCATTAAATGTTTCACAAACACAAATGTCCTCATCGTATTCAGAACAAATTGAAAAGTCTTCAATCCAGCCTTAAAAGCGGAATAAAAGAAAATGATAACGATGGCAAGCTTCATGAGCGACGACATTTTGATCATTCCTTGGGGAAATTGAGGGATAGGTGGTGGGAGTCCTAAATTGGTAATGGACTCAAGTGGTACTGGTCCACGAATGAAATCTGGTATCAGATTCGAAGCCCGCCATGCCATTTGAAATAGCCTTGCATGACTGAGAAGATTGACCGTGGTGATAAAAGTGAAAACACCTACGGCACTGCCCAACGCAGTGGACAGTATAAATCTAGCTGTGGCTTCCGGCATCAATCGTGTGATTGGGTCAAAAATTCTCAGAAGGTAAGTTTGACCGACAGAACGGACATCTGCTGGTTGAGTAACCGGATGTTCATGATCTTCGTTCAAGTCAAGCGTCAGATCTTGAATTTCGTGATCTTCCGCCTTCTGATTCATGATCTTTTCGACCCTGCTAATACGAGGCTCTAGGGCATCCCTAGCAGCATCTCGTGCCCCCAAAACTTGTGCTTGCAGATCAGCAACGGCTGCACCAAGCGCAGCTTCTGTTGTCTTAGGCCGTTTTTCGCGTTTCTCCTTTCGACCCCTAGAGCCACTCCTTTCCTTCTCCGACTGTTTGAGTTTGTCAGAACCAGGTTGAGGGGCTCCAGTGGTGACTGGATGTGCGGTATTTGCGGCACTTTGCACAAATTTGGGTGCTGGCATCGAAAGATCATTCAAAATTTTCTTCTGCTGAGGGCAACCGCCCCCCGACGCGAAACAGTGAGTTTTTGACCCACAGTACTCGCATTGCTTCTTCTTCACCGTACCTACTTTGATCATCGTTGAATGTTCCAAAAATAACGGGCAGGGGTCCAATGTGAGACAAGAGTGATCCCTTTTCCCACAATAGTAACAAGCCTTCCCGTTTAACTCCTTCTGTCGGAGCTTAACATTCTCAACAGGACAATCGCCCTGTGAAAAATACTGATGATCACCGGAGCTGCAATACGCACACACCGCTGGAGATTTCTCTGACGGTGGATTGTTTGAATTGCTGACTGAAACGTCTACCTCACGTTCCGGCTCCTCCTCTTCATCACTCCACATTCCTTTCTTTTCTTCTCTTTTATTTTGTTTTTGTTTTTTCCCGGTCACCTTCGGCTGAAGGTTCGGATTTATCCATACAAAAGGGTTTTCACCCTGGGCACGTCCGGCCTCATTAACGCCGGAATTGGAGCTGGAGTTAGGTTGAGTTAACTTATCCATGTGCACGGTATAGTAGATGCTTTTACAATGTCGCAGGATGGTCGCATTAGAGTCGGCTAGGTTCTCCTAGGTTCCATCCCCACCGTCCGCAGACGGCCTAAAAAGAGACACGGGGTATAGCCACGTCGCCAGCGGGAATTGCGACCCGCCGCTAGTTGACTTCCCCCTCCTGGCACCCACAACAACACCAGTGTATGATTCTCTCTCAAAATTCCGTCAAAGAAATGAATGAGATCATAGGTATATGCTGGCAGAGTCAATCATCCTCACAGGCCCACCCCTCCTCGTCGAATTCCAAGCGCATGCTACTTTTAGGTTCGTGCAGGCCCCAGACATCAAGTTGGGAGGTCCCCGTTCTAGAGACATCTTCTACTGGCATAAACTTCACACAGTGATGGTGAGGCTTCCTCCAGGAGGTGAGTTGACAACGTGTCATGAGCTCAACAGGCAGTTCATTACGAAAACAATCCGCCCACCAAGTCGACACAACACGGGGGAGTACAACCGGCCCTCCCCACCTACTCATCACTTAGCTCCCCAACCGCCAGAGGTTGAAATAACGGCTGGGGCATT